TGGTCAAAAAATTGATATTTACTTTCCACCCTTAACAAGATTTGATAGACAAAAGGCACAAACTGCTGTTGGTACTGATGATGCTTTAATGGTATCTACACAACTGCTTTGTCAGATCGCACAAAAAGAAGATGGCTCAAAAATGTTTGCTTTGGCAGATGCTATTGACCTTCAAAGAATGTTGCCAGAAAAAGTTTTAAATGATATTGAGTTATTTTTGTTTGAACTAAAAATAGATGTTGAAACAGCAAAAAACGATTAAAGAGAAATAACTGGCTAAACTTCGAGTTGTTTCTCGCATCTGAGCTAGGTAAAACATTAACAGAGTTAAGACAAAATATGACAGAAGAGGAATTAATATATTGGGCTGCATATTACGAAATCAAAGCTGATAATGAAAAAAAGATGCGACTAAAGGCAAATAACAGGTAAGATAAAAGAAATGTATTTTGTAAGCTAAGTGGCTGAAAGTATTGTTACCTTAAGAGTTGACACCAGAAATGCTGTCAGTTCTTTAAATAATGCTTCTGCAGCTACAAACAGATTATCAGCAGCATCAAAAGGTGCAACAAAATCACTAGCAGCAACATCTACAGCAGCAAAAGGTTTAGGTACCGCATTAAGAAATAGTATTGCGCCAATCCTTGCTGTTGGTACAGCTTTTTCTGTTGTTAATAATAGTATTGGTACTTTTCTTGCTAGGGAAAGAGATATTGCAATTCTGCAGCAAGGTTTAACAAATTTAGGTGCAACTTCAATACAGTTAAAACAACTACAAGAGGTAGCAGATAGATTCGGTAAAACAACTCTTTTTAATCAAGAAGATTTTACAAGAGGGTTTAACCTATTAACAAGTTTTAGAAATATTGGTGTTGATTCATATGAAAGAGTTGCTCAAGCTGCAGCAGATATTGCACAGGTTAACCAAGTTGATGTCAGCACATCTTTCATGCAACTTGCAAAAGCATTGCAAGACCCTGAGAGAAACTTATCAAACTTAAATCGTTCTGGTATTGCTTTTACCAAGCAGCAAACAGATGTAATAAAACAGTTAATGAAAACTAATCAGGTAGCAAAAGCGCATACCATGATTTTAGATATTGTTGATGAAAGTTATAACAAATTAGCCCAAGCTGCTGCTGTAGGTTTTGCTGGTTCTGTTGATTCTTTAGGGGAATCTTTTCGTGATTTTGGAGAAGTTTTAGGTAAGGCTCTTATACCTGTTGTTGAACCTGCAGTCAAAGCACTTACAGCTTTATTAAATGCACTAAGTGGCGAAGGTGGTCAGGCTGTAGCAATTATAACTGGTGCTGCATTAGCTTTTAAAGGATTATCTGTAGTAATAGCTGCAACAAAAGCACAACTTGCAACAATGTCTATTGCTGCTGCTGCTGCAAATGGTTCGTTGGCTACAACTACAACAATGGCTTTTGCTACTGCTGGTGGTTTTGCAAAGGCTACTGCTATGGCTACTGCTTTTAAAGTTGCACTTGCAAAAACTGGTATTGGTTTGGCTGTTGTTGGTCTTGGCTTTTTAATTACAAAATTATTAGAAGCAAGAACTGCACAAAGAGAATTTAATGATGTTGTTAACCAAGGTACTGAGGCAATGATTAATCAGTCGATTGCAGATAGAAAATTACAAATAATGGAATTAAAAAATGAAATAGCAGAAACACACCCTTTTGTAAAACAATTACAAGATGGTTTAAATACACTAAGTCTTGCAAGTCTATTTGGGCAAGAAGCGGGAGATTCAGGAAAATTAAGAGAAATTATACAATTAACAAAAGAAATAGAAGAACTTGAAAGTGGTTTGCCTGCTGCAAAGACAAGAGATGCTACAGCACGTTTTAAAATACAACATGAGGATCTTAAAAAAATTAATGAAGAATTAAATACAAAATTACAAAGAGAAAAATTAAATGGAGAAGAAAAAAAGAAGGAGTTTGATCTTGAGCAACAAATCGCACAGATAAAAGAACAAAACTTAAAACCTACAGAGGAAGCAAGGCTTATTAATTTAACTAAGGCAAACCATAGTTTAGATAAACAATTAACAAAAGTACAAAAAATTAATGAAGCTGCCAAAAGGCAAGATGAAATATTTAAAAAAATTGGAGATAGTATTGCAACTGGTGTATCTGATGCTTTGGTTGATGCAATACTTCAAACAAAATCATTAGCACAAGCTGCAAGTGCTTTGCTGAATGATATAGCTAGACAATTTTTAAGGCTTGGTATCAATACTTTATTATCAACTTTTGGTGGACCTTTTGCTTCTTTACCTACATTTGCAAATGGTGGCAGACCACCTGTTGGCAGAGCTTCAATCGTAGGCGAGAAAGGGCCAGAATTATTTGTACCAACTTCTGCTGGTACAATAATTCCAAATAATCGTATTGGTGGTGGCGTTACAAATAATATTGTTGTTAATGTAGATGCATCAGGTTCTAATGTAGAAGGCAACGAACAACAAAGCAGAGAGCTTGGTCTTGTTCTTTCTACTGCAATACAAGCACAATTAATTCAAGAAAAAAGACCCGGAGGTTTACTTGCTTAATGGCTACTTTTCCATCATTTACACCTACCTATGTTGGCTTTAGTAAAAAATCAGCACCAGTAAAAAGACTTGTACGTTTTGCAGATGGTTATGAACATAGAGTTTTGTTTGGGTTAGCTAGTCACCAAAACCCAAAAACATTTAATGTTCAATTTAATGAAACAGAAGAAAATGCAGATGTAATTGAGGCCTTTTTAGATAGTAGAGCAAATGACCAAGCAAGCTTTACTTTTACACCAACTGGCGAAGGTACATCAAAAACAGGGACATACAGCCAATCTGGAACCACAGTTACAATTACTGTAACCAAACATGGTATAGCTGTTGGCGAAACTGTAACCCTCGATTACACATCTGGTTCTGCAACAGACGGGACATTTATTGTTGCATCATCTGCTTCTGTAGATACCTTTACTGTAACTGCTGCAGCAAGTGCTACTAATAGTGGAAATGTAACTGTTACTGTATCTGGTGCTAAACAATATGTATGCGAAAATTGGACAAAAACTATTCCATATAATAATAGAGCTATTCTTAGTTGTACATTTAGAGAGGTGTTTGAACCATGAGTAGTAGTGTTATAAGTGATATTCAATCAATAAATCCTTCTTCAATTATTGAATTATTTACTTTAACAACTACTGCTGCCCTGCATGGATCTGCTTCAACATATAGATTTCATGCTGGTTCAAGTTTGAATTCTAACGGCGAAATTGTTTGGGCTGGTAATACTTACCAAAGATTTCCAGTACAAGTAGAAGGTTTTGCATATCAAAAAGGACAACTTCCAAGACCAACTTTAACTGTTAGTAATGTTCTTGGAACTATTACATCAATACTTCTTACTGTTAATCAAACAACAACTGGTAATGATTTAACAGGTGCAACAGTAACAAGAATCAGAACACTTGCTAAATTTATTGACGCTGTTAACTTTGCTGGTAATGTTAATCCATATGGTACACCAGACCCTAATGCAGAGTTTCCACAAGAAATATATACAATTGATAGAAAGTCACAAGAAACAAGAGAGGTTGTAAGTTTTGAGCTTGCTGCACCTATTGATCTTGCTGGTGTTCGGGCGCCAAAAAGACAATGTACAAGAGCAGAATTTCCTAGTATTGGTCGAATAAAAATATGAGTTGGAAGCAAGATGCTTTAATTCATGCAAAAGATCAAGACCCAAAAGAGTCTTGTGGTTTGTTATTAGAAATAAAAGGAAAGGAAAAATATTTTCCCTGTAAAAATTTATCAACTTACTCACAACAATGTTTTATTATTGACCCAGATGATTTTGTAAAAGCAGAAGAAACTGGAAATATTTTAGCTGTAATTCATAGCCACCCTATAACACCACCGATTGCAAGCCAAGCAGATAAAATTAGTTGCGAAGACTCTAAACTGCCGTGGCATATTGTTAATCCAAAAACAGAACAATGGGGTTACTATGAGCCAAGCGGTTATAAGCCACCATTAATTGGTAGGCATTGGGTTTGGGGTATAACTGATTGTTGGTCATTAGTAAGAGATTGGTATAAGGAAGAAAAAAATATTATCTTGCGTGATTGGGATAGACCAACAACGCCACAGCAGTTTTTAGAAAAACCTTTGTTTGAAAGTTGTGCTTGGCGCACTGGTTTTAGAGAATTACGAACTGATGAAAAATTAATAAATGGTGATGTTCTTTTAATGAGTATTCTAAATCCAACTCTTAACCATGTAGCAATTTTTTTAGATGGAGATGTTTTACATCATTTAGCAGATAGAATAAGCTGTAAGGAACCATACAATCAATGGTTGTTAAAATGTACTGGTAAAAGGTATCGTTATGCTTCGTAAAGTAAAACTGTATGGCGATCTTGCTAAAGTAACAGGCCATAAAGAATTTGAAGTTGCAGTAAATACAACAGCACAAGCTGTAAGTTTTTTAATAAATAACTTTCCGCAATTAGAAAGTTATATGTCTAATAAATATTATCAAGTGTTATTAGAAAAAGAAGATATTGGAATTGATGAATTGCATTTTCCTATTGGTCAATCTGATATAAAGTTTGTTCCTGTAATATCTGGTGCTGGTGGTAATTTAGGAAAGATTTTATTAGGTGGTGCTTTAATAGCAATGAGTTTTGGTGTTGGTGGTTTATTTACAAATCCTTTAACTGTTGGAGGGCAAGGCTTTTTTGGTTTTGCTGCTGCTGGAACAGGTGCAAAAGCTGCTTTTGGTATAGGTGCTGCATTGGTTCTTTCTGGTGTAAGTGGTATGTTGTTTCCAGTACCAAAACTTCCAGAATTTAGTTCAGAGCAAGACCCTAGACTGTCATTTAGTTTTAGTGGAACACAACAAACTTCAAGGGCTGGAACACCTGTACCGATTGTATATGGTGAAATTGTTACTGGTTCTGTTGTTATAAGTGGTGGTATTGATACTGAACAGGTGCAAGCATGACAGACAAGCGTAAAATTATTCGTGGTTCTGGTGGAGGTGGTGGTAGCCCTCCACCTCCTCCGCAGCCGACAAGAACACCTGATACATTACACAGTAAACAGTTTGCAACTTTTCTTGATTTAATTAGTGAAGGAGAGATAGAAGGTAGTGCGTCTGCATCAAAAGAAGGCATAACAGACAAAACATCTACAGCATATAAAAATGCATACCTTAAAGATGTATTTTTAAATGATACTCCTATTCTTAAAGCAACAGCCTCATCATCAAGTCCAGCAACAACTGATTTTAATTTTCAAGATGTTACTTTTAATTCAAGATTTGGCACGGCAGATCAAACAAAAATTGCCGGTATAGAAATCAGTCAATCAACAACACCAGTTAATGTAACTGTTACTGCAGATAGTGCAGTAACAAGACAAATTACAAACACAAATGTAGACAGAATAAAAGTATCAATAACATTTCCACAAATACAAATAGCAACAGAAGATGGAGATTTATTAGGTGATACAATTCAGTTTAAAATTTCTGTTCAATATAATTCTGGTGGATTTACTGATGTACATACTGATACTGTCACTGGTAGAACTGCAGACCCATACCAAAAAGATTTTTCTGTTGAAGTTACAGGTGCCTTTCCTGTTGATATTAGAGTTACAAGAATAACTGCAGACAGTACGAGTAGCAGTACAGTAAATGCTTTTCAATGGACAAGCTTTTCTGAAATTATTGATGATGCTTCTACCTATGCAAACTCTGCATACAATGCAATAAGGTTAGATTCACAACAATTTAGTTCTATCCCCTCAAGAAAGTACAGAATAAGAGGAATAAAAGTAAGAATACCGGGTGCTGGTGCATCAAGCTCTGGTACTCCTACTGTTGATAGTTCTACTGGTCGAATTATTTATCCAGATGGTTATATTTTTAATGGTGTTATGGGTTCTGCCACTTGGACTTCTTGCCCTGCAATGATTTTATTGGATTTATTAACAGATACAAGATATGGTTTTGGTGATCATGTTACAGACAGCAATCTTGACTTATTTTCTTTTGTGACGGCTAGTAAATATGCAAACACTCTTGTAGATGATGGCTTGGGAAGTCAAGAGGCTCGATTTAGTTGCAATGTGAATATACAATCATCAAGTGAAGCTTTTGAACTTATAAATGAACTTGCTGGTGTTATGAGATGTATGCCGATTTGGTCTGCTGGAACAATTACTATTACTCAAGATTCCCCAAAAGATGCAAGTTATCTTTTCAATTTAAGTAATGTTACCTCTGAAGGTTTTACCTATTCTGGCAGTAGCTTAAAACAAAGACATACTGCGGTTGCTGTTTCATATTTTAATATGGACAGCCAAGAAATAGATTATGAAGTTGTTGAAGATAGTACTGCTCAAACTAAATTTGGCATAATTACAAAACAAGTAAAAGGATTTGGTTGCACATCAAGAGGGCAGGCTGCCAGATTAGGTCGAGCAATATTATTTGCAGAACAAAATGAATCTGAATTGGTAAGCTTTTCCACTTCAATAGATGCTGGTGCTGTTGTAAGGCCGGGTGCAATTATTGATATCAACGACCCTGTTCGTGCTGGTGTAAGAAGAGGTGGAAGACTTGCTGGTGTAACTTCGACAACAGTTGTAACTGTAGATGATACTAATGCAACAGATTTTGCTGTGGATTTATCAGGAAATCCTGTTGGCGATGCAAAGTTAAGTTTGGTTTTACCAGATGGAACTGTTGAAATTAAAGATATAAGCAGTGTTTCTGGTGCAACAATTACAGTATCAGACGCTTTTTCGCAGACACCAAATGTAAATACAATTTGGATTATTTCAAACGTAACAATCGAATCGCAGAAATTTAGAGTAATTACTGTTGAAGAACAAGATGGTATAAATTATTCGATTACTGCACTTTCATATGTAGAAGGAAAATATGCTTTTATTGAAGATGGTACAGCATTACCAGCAAGAAGTGTAAGTATTTTAAATGAGTTAAAAGAACCACCAGTTGGTCTTACAGCACAAGAAACTATTGTACCTATAAACAATCAAGCAGTATCAAAAATATTTATAAGTTGGCAGCCAATTGTAGGTGTATTTGAATACCAAGTAAATTACAGATACCAAAATGGCAATTTTGTTTCTGAAAAAGTTTCAAGACCTGATTTTGTTATTTTTAATAGTCAACTTGGAACATATGAAATCCAAGTATTTAGTTATAACGTACAAGGTCAACTTTCTGCTACATCTACAGATTTGACATTTCAAGCTGTTGGTAAAACAGCAGTACCGCAAGATGTTACTAATTTAAGAATAGAACCAATATCAGATCAGTTTGTACGATTACGTTTTGATAAAGCTACAGATGTAGATGTGGTGCATGGTGGCAACGTAGTAGTAAGAGCATCTAATATTGCAGATGGAACAGCAACTTTTACAAATTCAGTTGATGTTATACCAGCTTTGCCGGGCAACGTAAGTGAGTCTATTGTTCCAAATATTGTTACAGGTGAATATATTTTAAAATTTCGTGATGATGGAGGCAGATTAAGTTCTGGTGAAACTTCAGTAATTGTAAACAGCCCTGACCCTTTACCAAAACTTTCTGTTTTAGTTGATAGAGAAGATTTAGATGCAACACCTTTTGCGGGAACAAAAGTTGATTGTTTTTTCTCTGATGATGTAAATGGTCTTGTTCTCGGTTCTCTTGATGAATTAGATGGTGTAGCAGATTTTGATTCTATTGCTGACTTTGACTTTTTAGGTGCTGTAGATATTACTGGTGGGTCTTATGAATTTGCAAATACTCTTGATTTAGGTGGCAAACAACCTTTAAGATTACGCAGACATTTTGTAACACAAGG